GGAAGAGATCTTTCCTGGAGCAACATTTCTCCGGTTTGTGCCAAAGGATATGGTCAATGGGCAAAGCCGGCTGCGGATCCACCGTATCACGATGGGGATCGGTATCTACTTTGATAACCAGAAGATATTGTCAGCCACAAAGAAAGAGCGGATCAGTCCTGTTATGGAAGATCTACCCTCTATTGATCTGAACATAACCATTGACAATAAAAACCGTGCATATGACATTGAAAATGAAGAGAGTACGGTAAATTTCCTGGAAAATGGCCAGGAGATCAATGTAATTTACGGTCAAGAGGTGGATGATGGAAATGTGGAGTGGATGCCCGGTACCACGGTATATCTGCGGGAATGGTCTGCAGATGATGAAGAAATGAGTTTTACTGCTACGGATCGTTTTGATGGCATGGATGGAACTTACCGCCGCGGAAAATATTATCCTGATGGAATAAGCCTGTATGATCTTGCAGTTGATGTCTTTGGCGATGCCGGAATAGACAGCCGTACCTATTGGCTTGATAATTATCTAAAAGATGTTATGGTTTATAATCCAATGCCAGTAGTATCCCATAAAGAAGCACTGCAGCTGATCGCCAATGCCGGACGCTGTATCCTTTACCAGGACCGGAACGGAAATATATTTATGAAGTCCAGTTTTATACCGGACATGCAGGTAAGTTCAGCAAATGAAACTTACTTTTCTAATACGGCTTCAGTACTGGATGCAACAGAAAAAAGCACTTATGCCACACCGGAAAAGGATCATACAGAAGCATCAGCTGTACAGTTCTTTTTACCATATCAGGATAAAAACTATCTGGATGTGGGATATGTATCGGAAGCAGTAGCTGATGAAGATGGGACATTTACAGAAGATCCATTGGTGACTATCGTTCTGGAAGCGCGGTACAAGTGCTTTGGCCTTACATTGGAATTTGGAGGCAATCATCCGTCTGGTATGGTATTCCGTTCCTATTTGGGAGAGGAACTGGTGGAAGAGTATAAAATATCTTCTCTTTCTGAAGTTACTGTGGTCAATCATGAATTCCCGGAATTTGATAAGCTGCAGCTTGAATTTTTAAAGGGAGCACCGTTTAACAGGGTAAACCTGAAACAGATCACATTTGGGGACAGTACGGATTATGAACTGTCTTACGGCAAGGAGCTTACTAAGACGCCAAAGGGTACACAGTTATCAAGAGTCAGAGAGTTGCAGATGACCAGGACAATTTATGCATCAGGGACTGAAAAGAGACAATTAGTCAGGGAGGCTGTCCCGGCAGACGAAACCAGGCATACGTTTTATCTTAATGCAGCGGCTTATGATTATGAAATAGATGCAGCTGGTGGCACAAATGTCCAGATCATTGATAGCAGTGCATATTATGTTACGGTAGAGGTTGCCGGTGGGACAGATACGGAAGTGACCATAAATGGATATGAATACAATGTAACACAGGCGCTTGTGACCAGACAGTTAAATCCCACAGGAACTGTTGAAACGTGGGAAAATCCGCTTGTATCTACGTCAAAGCATGCAGCAGATCTTGCTGAATGGATCGGAGATTATCTGCGTTCTGACCGGGAATATGATCTGGAATATCGTGGAGAACCGCGTATTGATGCAAATGATATTGCATTCCTGGAAAATAAATACGTTTCGGATCTGCTGTTGCGGATATATGAACATACATTGAAGTTTAATGGGGCATTGTCCGGCACCATAAAGGCAAGGAGGGATATGAGCAATGTGGCAACAGCCAAAAACAGACTGGCAGGCCAGTGATTATTTTAATATCAAGGATTATAACCGCATAAAAGGAAATCTGAATGAGATCCGGCGGCAGGCGCTTATCCTGTGGCCGGATTTTACGTTTGAAGATATGGGCGGGGATAAAGCCTATACGGATTATGGCTTTTATGCAGATGAGATCAACCGGTTTGAAGCCAATGTGGAACATATCTGTGTAGGTGTGTTCCCTTTTAAGGTAGGTGAACGGAAGACGTTTTACGAGAACCAGCCTTTTATTGACTGGAAGGAACTGAACCGTATCGAAGAGGCCTGCAGACTGATGTACAGTAATATCCAGAGCCGGATCACAGGGAGGCGTAAGCTTGCATTTACCCTAAACGGAGGAGAGATATGTTAAAAACGGATTATAAAGATGCCATGTATGATGGCGCACGGAAATATAAGATCACATCGAATGCCGATGGGACTTCCGGTATTACAGATGAAACAGTCTATACGCAGGAAGGGGATCCCTTTGGAGCAAACGATATCAATTCCACAAACAAAGCTATCAACCGTATAAATGGTGAACCTGCTAATGTCACTCTTACAGCAAGCGGCTGGACGGGAGATGCAGCCCCATATAGCCAGACAGTTGAGGTAGAAGGTGTTACAGCAGAAGATAATCCCATTTTTGTAAGTCTGCTGGAAGATGGGGCTCCTGCAGAAACCCAGAAGGCATATATGAAAGCTTTTGGTATCATCGCTTCTGGTACGGGGACAACGGCAGCCGGCAGCGTGACTTTTAAGGTTTACAAAAAGCCGGAAACTGACATTATGATCGGGCTAAAAGGAGTGTAACAATGGGAAGAGTATTAATGACTGGCGGAGGTGGCGGTGGTGGTTCTTCTGATGACTGCACTGCTACCGCTAATGACGTATTAAAAGGAAAAACTGCTGTTTATAACGGATCTGGTGATGAACCGCAAGAGGGTACATTAGAGTTAACTGGAGATGCAGCCGATGGATATGTTTATAGCGGAAAGACCTATTATAATACAGATGCTCGTACCAAACGTACGGGCACCATGACTGTTGGAAGCATCCTAAATTTTAGCGCGGCAGCATACAGTGGACGGCAGGTTCTGTTGAAATGGCAGAATCCTTATGCTGCGACAGGTAAGCCGTTCGGAGGAGTATTTATCAATTATAGTACCAACGGTTATCCAGGAACTGGTGGTACAAGAATTTATACCGGATATGGGAACAATACTGCTTCAGGTGGTTGGTCTCAGGCAATCGTCACATTA